AATAAAAATGATGAACTCGCCTAAAGAAATAACTGGACCGATTAATTTAGGCAATCCATCTGAGTTCACAATGCTAGAACTGGCTAAGATGGTGCTAGAGAAGACAAATTCAAAATCTAGTGTAGTTTATCATCCTATTCCAAAAGACGACCCTACGAGAAGAAAACCGTGCATAGATAAAGCGATAAATCTTCTTGGTTGGCAACCTGAAATAAGTCTTTCTGAAGGGATTGATAAAACAATAGACTACTTCAGAAAAGAAATGAATAAAGGGCTTGTAAGAGCCAAAACAGCAAACGAAAGATAAGCAAATGACACGAGGAAGAAACGCGGAGAGTCTGAAGAACCTTGAAAAAGGAACAAAGTTTTCTTCTAAGATACAACCAACTCCGCAAGCTAAGAGTGAAGGTAGAAGAAGACAGATTGCTGAGGATAACACCATAAAGGCAATATGTAATGCTTTCAGTCAATCTCAAACCCCTGAAAAGGTAATGAAAGCCTTCGAAGAACTTGGATTTGAAGCCGATACAAAGATAAAAGCATTAATTGCAAAAGCAATATCTTTGGCAATGTCTAAAAATGCCCAGCTAAAAGATGTGCTCGCAATGATACAATTCTTGGCTAAATATACAGGGCAGGAACCAGCAAGCAAGTCAATGCTTGTTGATGATGAAGAAAAGGGCATAAATCCGTTTAAGGAATTTTACGAGGCTATCTGTGGCGAAAAGGATTATACAAGATAGTTTTGTCCAAAATGTGTTTTTGAAAATTAAATAAAATCAATAACTTAGTTAAGACCGCTCGTCTATTAGAATACCAAGCAAATAAAGGATTTTAGACAAATGGAATTAGATGATAGTTTCAAAGAAAAATTGTCTGATAAAAAATGGCGTATGAATAATTTATATCAGATACAAGATAGAAACGGCAATAAGATTCCTTTTGTTATGAATGATGCCCAGAATGATTTCTTTGATAATATGCATTCAAGAAACATCATTTTGAAAGCTCGTCAATTAGGATTTTCTACATTTATTAAGATATTTGAGCTTGACAGTATGCTTTTTAATAAGTTTACGGCTTGCGGTACAACGGCAGATAGTTTGGACAATGCTAAGAAATTATTAAGAAAAGTGGATTTCGCATATGAGAATTTAGACGAAGGGCTAAAGTCAGCTATAACACAACGCTTGACCGATTCAACAACATCAATGAGCTTTGATAATGGTTCAAATATTGATGTGGGCGTTTCAATGCGTTCTGATACAAAGCAAATTGTTCACATATCAGAGTTAGGAAAGATTTCTATTCATACCCCTGAAAAATCGGTTGAAATTCGTTCTGGTACATTAAACGCTGTCTCAAAAGACGGTATTGTATTTATTGAATCAACTGCTGAAGGTATGGGTGGACTATTCTATGATATGGTTCAAGAGGCTAAAAAGAACCCTAACCCTTCAAAAATGGAGTTCAAACTATTCTTTTATCCGTGGTGGAAAGAAAAGAGCTATCAGTTAGAAGAAAACATTATTATTCCCGAGAGATTAAACAGATATTTTGCCAAGCTCGAAAATGAGTACGGCATTTATTTAAGCCAAGCTCAAAAGAATTGGTACACAATGAAAGAGAAAGAGCAAGGCGAAAATATGAAGCGTGAATTTCCTTCTTACGTTAATGAAGCTTTTGAGCAATCAACAGAAGGCGTTGTGTATGCTCGTCAACTTGCTAATGCTTATAACTTTGAACAGGTTGGAGCATATAACTTAAGGTTGGATTTACCTGTTTATACGGTCTGGGATTTAGGATACGGTGACAGCACGGCAATCATTACATTTCAGGTGGTTAATAAGAAGGCTCGTGTTTTATGGTATGATGAAGCCTGCCACGAAGAATTGCCGTATTATATAAACATTCTAAATGAGCGTAAAAACAGGTTTGGATTTGCTTATAATAATTGCTATTTGCCTCACGATGGCGAACACGGCTCATTAATGGGCAAAGTTAGTGATGAATTAAGAAAACACGGCTTTAGCGTGGTTATAATGCCACGAGATAGAGAACTTGTGACAGCTATAAGCGAAACAAAGAACTTATTTCATATTGTTGAGTTTAATCAAAAGACTTGTGAGACTTTGCTCAAACACTTGGGTGCTTATCGGTATGAATGGAATGATAAGCTTGGTGTTTGGAAAAAAGAGCCTCGTCACGATGAACATTCTCACGGTGCTGATGCCTTCAGATATATGTTAAAAGCAGTTGAAGGCTATATCATAACCCCTGAAGAATGGGAAGATGAGCAAGAAGTTTATTACGAAAATCGAAACGATGTAACAGGATACTAAAATGGACATTAAAAAATTTATAGGCAAGATTAATATTACTGATTATCTTGATGAAGATGTTTTGGGTAAAATCGGTTCTGATTGCTCGGCTGATTTTAAGGACGACCAGACAGATAGAACTGAGAAGGATTTTAATCTTGAAAAGGCTAAAAAAATTGCTCAGCAGGTTATTGAACCAAAAACATTTCCGTTCAGAAATGCAAGTAACGTCAAATATCCGTTAATTACTAATGCTGTTATTGAGTTCAATTCGAGAGTTTCTCCGTTGATTTGTAATAATGGCGAAGCAGTTAAAATCAAAGCATTAGGTGGAGAAAATGACCTTATTAAAGATGAGAATGGAGAATTTGTAATATCTCAAGAAACAGGTCTGTTCAAAAACGAAAATGAAGATAAGACAGACAGAGGACAAAAAGTCAAAGACATAATGAATTGGATAATTCACGATTTGTCTGACTGGGAAGAAGAAAAAGACAGATTGACATTGGTTTATGCCTTAGCTGGGTTTGCCGCTACAAAGAACTATTTTGATTATGGCACAAGCTTGCCGAAGTCAGAGCTGGTTCTTCCTTTATCACTATATTGGGAAGCCGGAAAGACATTCAATAAGGCAACTCGTAAATCTCAGATTATCTCAATGCCAGTCAATGAAGTTGTCGAGAATATGCGTATGGGCATATTCAAAGACGATGAGGAAGCAATCGCATCTTATAAGGATGAAGATAGCATTGACTTAATTGAAATGCACACACTTCTTGACTTAGATGAAGATGGTTATAAAGAGCCTTATATTGTTGTATTTACAAAAGAAGGCGGAAAAGTATTAAGAATTGTTGCTCGATATGATGAAAGCGACATTTTATATAATAAATCTGGTAAGATTGCCAAGATTAACCCGAAGGAATATTTTGTATTTTATGAATTTATTCCTTGCTTAGATGGTTCGACATATCCGCTTGGCTTATGTGATTTATTACTATTCACAAATGAAAGTATCAATTCTATCACAAACCAATTAATTGATGCCGGAACTCTTTCTAATATTCAAGGTGGATTTATTTCTGGCAATGCCAGAATAAGAGGAGGACAACAGGCATTTACCCCTGGCGAGTTTAAATATATCGACAATGCTGGGTTAGATATTTCAAACACTATTGTTCCATTACCCACAAAAGAGCCAAGTTCGGCATTATTCCAATTACTTGGATTGTTAATTGATAATGGTAAACAATTGGCTATGTTGTCAGATGTTTTATCTGGCGATGTTAATCCGAATATTCAGCCTACAACCTTGTTAGCGTTAATTGAACAAGGTTTGAGTGGATTTAAAGCTATTCTCAAGAGATTACACCGTTCATTAAAGCAAGAATTACAGCTTTATTATGATATGATTTTTGAACATCTTGAGGACTTAAAAAGATTTTATCCTGAGGCTAGATTGCTTCAAGATGTTACAGCTGAAGATTTTAGCCGTGATTTTGTGATTATTCCAGTCAGTGATGAATATTATTCAACCTCGATTGAAAAAGCACAGCGGTCAAACTTTTATATGCAGTTAGCTATGAGTGGTAATCCATTCATCAACCCAGAGGAAGCCACACGGAGAGGCTTAGAAACCCTAGGTGTTGAAAATTACAAACAACTTATGGCTAAACCACAACCGCAACAGCCAGACCCATTAATGGTCGCACAGGCTCAAGCACAATTACAATTTATTATGGAACAAATTAAACGATTGAATGTCCAAAATCAAATTGATTTGATTAAGACTTCACTCGAAAAAATGCGGACTGATAGCGAAGTTGGCAACGATTCAATTAAAACACAGTCCGAAACAGTTAAACGCAGTGCTGAGGCTATATCTGCTTTGGCAACAGCGGAATCAAAACAAGCTGGTATCAATAATCCTGAATATATAAGTCAGGCTAAAGATATGAGCAATTTTAATAACTCGCAAGCAATGGAGAACATGATAGATGAGCAAACAATTGGAAATACTCAAGGACTACTCCCAGAAAGACTGGGAAGCGTTCAAAACAATGGGAATGGGGAAGGTGTTCTTCCAGTTCCTGAAGGACAGCAGGGAGCAGAAAAGGAAGGAATGTCTGAGCTTATTTGATGCCGTAGGAATAAAAGAAAAGAACTTAGAGTTTATAAAACAGCGACAAATGGGTGCGGCAATATGCCAAGAGCTGATTGATATGACTTTAGATGACATTATTAACTTTTATGAGGCACAAGAAAATGAGCAAATTTAGTCCAATTGGAGCAAGAGTTCTCCTGAAATTAATAGAAGTTGAAACCAAAACAGCAGGCGGTATTCTGTTGCCGGACTCTGTTGTTGAGGGAGAAGCCGCATTACAGCAAGATGCAGAGATTATTGATATGGGAAGTGTTGCATTTCAGCACGAAGTAGGCGGTATTATGACAGATTATCCCGATAAGCCAAAAGTCGGAGATAAAGTGCGCATTATCAAATATACTGGTGACCCTTTCGAAATGGAAGGCGGAAAATACCGTATAGTCAATGATTGCGATATTTTGGCAGTAAGTAAACAATAAAAGGAGCAAATAATGGACGACATTTATGATGTTGCAAATATGACCGATGAGGAAGCACAAAGCGAAGCTTACAAACTCGGTTGGAGAAGTCAAGAGGAGTTTAACGGTGACCCCGAAAAGTTTACCGATGCAAAAACTTTTCTTTCAAAAGCGAATAACAATGTTCCAATGTTACGAGAAAATTATCGTAAGATTGAAGCTTCAAACAGGCGATTACAAGAACAGCTTGATAAATTAAGCCAACAAATGGAACAGGCTAACAAGCAGTATGAGGAAGCAGAAGCCAAAGGTTATGAGGCGGCAATCCGTGACATTGAATATAAACAACGCAAAGCCGTCGAAGATGGCGATGTAACACGCTGGGACGAGTTACAAAAGCAAAAATCAGAACTCAAACCAGTTAAACACGAAAGAACTGTACAGCAACCGCAAAACAATAGCGGATTGGTGCAAGCAGACCAAGTTGCAATCGCTGTATTTGAATCTAATAACCCGTGGTTAAGAACAGATGCTGACTTAAATGAGGATATGCGAGGCTTTTTATTAGCTGAACGTGGTAAAAATCCTGATTTACCGATGATTGATGCTTTGGAACGTGCAAAGCAGAGGGTTATTAAGGCTAATCCTGATAAATTTAGAGAAATGCCGAGAAGCAATGCGGTATTATCTAGCTCAGGAGCGACATCAAGCAAATTGTCGTATGCAACATTACCTGCCGAAGAAAAAGCAGTCTTTGACAGAGAATGGGCTCATATGGAGCAAGATATGAAGCTTCGTGGTATGAGTGCCGAACAAATTGAAAAATCTAAAAAGAGCTACCAAAGTTATGCTTTGGAAGCACATAGCAAATAAAAAGGACATAAGATATGGAAAACAGACAAGCAAATCAACTGGATAATTCCAAAGACGTAAAAACTGGGCAAGACAAATCGATGAAGCGTGATAATGCCTTCTATGAATCATATGCAAATATGAGCGCAGAAGAAATTAAAAAGTTGCGTGAAAAACGTAACACAAACAGAGCTTCAATGAGTGGACAGACGTTAAAAACTTATGTACCTGAAAGCTTCAAAAATCCAAATCTTCACTATGAATGGGTAATTTTTGACCCGATTGAAATGGATAGAAGATTGTCGGATGGCTGGGTTATCGTAGAAAATGAGAAATTAGCCAAATTAAAAGGATGTTCAACAACATCTCAGGTTAAAATTCCTTCTGGCGGTAAAACAGCAAACGGTGAGCCTGAACATTTAGTATTAATGGCTATTCATAAGACATTATATGAAGATGATGTTAAGGCTTCCAAAAAACGAATTAAAGAACTCGATGATTATATCAATTCTGGAAAGATTGTTTCTCCTGATGGAAAAACCAAGACAGAAGGCATAGAAGTCAAAGAGATTTCAATCAATTAACCAGTCCTTCCATAAAAAGAAGGACTTTTTTATGGAGAAAAAATAAATGGCAAACTCAAATTCACCATTTGGACTTGCATTAGCTAACGCTAAGAACGCTTATTACAGCGGTGTCTTAACTCAATGCTATGTTCCTGCAAGTGATTCAAATGCTTTATTTATTGGTGATGCTGTTAAATTGGCTACTGGTTCTAACTCTTCTGAGATTTTAGGCCATAAAGCTGGCACATTGCCGATTGTCGCTAAAGTTGCGGCTACTGATATTATTGATGGTGTTATCGTTGGTATTTTACCGAACGGTTCTAGCTATATGTCTGGCAAAAAGCCGGCAAGCACAGAGGCTGTTGTATTCGTTATCTTGAATCCGATGGCTAAATTCAACATTCAAGCCAATGGTGCTGTTACTGCCGCTATGGTTGGTAAATATGCTAAATTATCTTTGTCAACCGCTGGTAATGATTACACAGGTATTTCTGGTATGGCATTAGATGTTGCTACTGTTGATACAGATGCAACTTTACCGTTGAAAATTGTTGATATTGCTAATGATTATCCGCTCGATAGTTTAGGTAATTACAGTGTATGCGTTGTAGAACTCAATCATCCTGTAATTGTTGAAGCTCCGGCAGATAACGGTTAATTATAAGGAGAATAAATAATGTCAGTTACAAATATTGCTGGTACTATTACCACTGGTTCAAGTCCTCGCGCCTTATGGCCTGGAGTTAGAACTTGGTTTGGAATGGAATATGACGAACTCGAAAAATTTTATGATAAATTGTATGATGTTCGTGGTTCTGAAAAGGCTTATGAAATTGCTGTTGAAGAAACAGGTTTCGGCTTAGCTCCTGCTAAACCTGAAGGCGAATCTGTTAAATTTGACAGTGCTAAATCTTTAGGCGACATTTTGACACGCAATATCGCTTATGCTTTAGGTTTCACAATCACTCGTGAAGCTATTGACGATAACCTCTATCGTGACCAAGACAGAGCTTATTCAAAAGCATTGGCTCGCTCTATGATGGCTACTAAAGAATATAAAGGTGCTATGAAATTTGCAAACAATGACAGTGTTGCTGATGGACAATCTTTGTTCTCTACATCTCACCCTGTTATTGCTTCTGGTACATCTGGGGTTCAAGCTAACTTATTATCAACACAAGCCGCTTTATCTATGGCTGCAGTTGAAGATGCTTTAATCTTGGTTGATGAAATGAAAGATGCTCGTGGCTTGCCGATTAAAGCAAAAGCTACTGGTTTGGTTGTTGCTCCTAAGAATAAATTCAAAGCTATGGAAGTAACAAATTCTTTCTTAAATCCAGATACTCCAGCTTCTAACGTTGTCAACCCATTGTATGGTTTCTTCAAAGACGGTACTATTTCAAATCCGTATTTTGCTGGTTTGAATGATAACTTGTGGTTCATTAAGACAGACGTTGACGATGCTTTCGTTCACTATGTCCGCAAACCGCTTGAATTGAGCCGTGACAACGAATTTGACACCGAAAACCTGAAAGTTAAGGCTTATGAGCGTTATAGCTTTGGTCTTAACAACTGGCGTGGTGCTGTTGCAGGTAAAATCTAGCATATTGAGGGGTGGGGAAACTCACCCCTTATTTTTGGAGAATTTCAATGTTTAAGACCACATATGTGAAAGGCGACCATAGAGTTATATGTGACCGTACTGGGTTTGAAAGACTACGTTCACAATGTAGATATGAATGGACAGGTTCATTAGTATTGGATTCTGAGTGGGAGCCAAGACAACCTCAAGATTTTGTAAGAGGCGTACCTGATGGACAACCTGTTAAAGATATAAGACCTGATACGGAACCCGAATTTGTCGGGTTATGTGGCGAACCTGTTACTTTAGAGGATATATAATGACAAATACAACCTTTACACAAACACGAAACGAGATTATAAAATCCTCTTTAAGAAAATGCCGTGTATTGGCAGAAGGGGAAGATCCAACCGCAGAAATGATTTTAGGCGGTGCAGATGAGTTAAACTCAATTTTGAAGTTCTGGCAAGCTCAAGGTTATCATATGTGGAAGATGCCAGAAGCCTATTTATTCTTAGAAAAAGGCAAAGATGTTTATAAATTAGGTGAAACAGGTGATTTGGCGTCTGATAAAGTAAAACAAACCAGACTTTTATATGAAGCTTATCAAGGCACAAATCAATTATATATGAAAGATAATCCTAAAGCCGGAGATTTCATCGGCATTGAATTGGTTTGTGGCAATATATGGTTTACGACTGTTGCGAGTGTAAGCGGAGATTTAGTTGTTTTAGCCGATAATTTACCTAATCACGCTTGCCACAGAGCAAAAGTATTTTATTTTTCAGAAAAAATTAGCCGTCCGTTAAAGATTTTACAAGCAAAACGTGAGCGTTTAGACGGCAACGCAATTCCTATGAACAATCTCGAAAGAGAACAATTTTTCAAATTAGTTCAACACAGTAGCGGAACTGTTTTGAATTATAATTACGTTCCGACTTTAGAAAATGGAACATTCTCAGTATGGCCGAAGCCTAGTGCAACGGATTTCTATGTAAAAATCATTTATGAGCAAGCCTTTGAAGTTATGGATGGCTCAAAGGATATGCCAGACATCTCTCCTGAATGGATTGAGCCGTTAAAATGGGAATTAGCTTATCGTTTATCTCCAAATTATGGTTTAGATTTACAGGAAAGAGAATGGCTAAAGGCACAAGCTAAAGATACTTTAGACGAGGCACAACGCTTTGATAGTGAAGAAGGCGGTTTTTATTTACAATTAGCCGAATATGGGGGAGCTTTTTAATGGCAGGATTTAAGATAGCCTTACCGATTCAGACATATCAGGTCAAGAATAAAAGTGTTTCAGACCAAAAATTGTTGAATATGTATGTCGAGAAGATGCCTGTTGACTCAAAAAGCCAACTCTCGCTGTATTCAACAGAAGGTTGTAAACCGCTTTTAGACGTATCAGACGACCCGATTTATGGCATTTACTATATGAATCCTTATTTATATGTGATTTCAGGCGTAAATGTGTATAAAATCGCTAGTGATATGACAAAGACTAATATCGGTAACGTAGGCGCTACTAATGGCGTTGTAAGAATGGCTGATAATGGCACACAAATTCTTGTTGTTAAGCCAAACGGAGATGCTTATATCATTACTGAAAGTTCAGTTGATAAGATTGATGATGAAAACTTTCCTACAGCTTCTGATGTTGCTTTTAATAGCCAATATTTTATTGTAACAGAAAAAGATACAGGTAAGTTTTACTGGTCTGCCTTGTTAGATGGTACTTCTTGGAGCGCATTAGCTTATGCTACACAAGAATCAAACCCTGATAACGTTGTTGGATTAATGGAAAACAAAGGTGACTTATGGATTTTCGGCGATAAAACGATTGAAATTTGGTCGCCAACAGGCAATCCTGATTTGCCTTTTCAAAGAATTGGTTCTGGTATCTTAAATATCGGCTGTGAATCTGCTAAAACAATTTCTAAAGATAGAAACGGTATATATTGGCTTGGAAACGACCTTCAAGTTCATTTTGCTAACGGATATAATGAGCAAAGAATATCAACACACGATATTGAACGTGAATTAGCCGAAGAATATGACATAAATGACGTATTAGAGGCTTATGCCTTTACTTATACGCATAACGGACACGATTTTTACGTTCTGACAATTCCTAACCATAAAACTTGGGTTTTTGATATGACAACTCAAGTATGGCACGAAAGAAAAACAACAGGATTAAACACTTGGTTGCCTTCTGGTTGTGCTAATGCCTTTAATTTGAATATTGTAGGCGGTTCAGACAATGGAATGTTATATTCTCTTGATGGCAATTACTTCTTTGATAAAGAAAATCTATACATTGAGCGAGAAGTTAAATTCCCTCCTGTATTTTTACAAGATAATCGTATGGTTTTTGATAAACTTTACGCAGATGTTGAGGTTGCTCCGATTAAAAACTCGTACGGACAAGCCAGAATTATGCTGAATTGGAGCGATGATGGCGGTAATTTATGGAGCAATGAGCATTGGCAGTCAATGGGTAAAATTGGCGAGTATAGAAAACGTGTTATTTGGCGTTGTTTAGGTCAATCTAGGCAAAGAATTTATAAAATGCGTATTACAGACCCAGTTCAAGTAAGTATTTCAGGCTTATATGTAGAGGGAGATGAAAGATATGCCTAAGTTTTCAATTATAAATGCTCGTGAGCCGATTATTGAGCAAAATGGAAGTCCAACACCAACGTTTTATAGCTTTTGTAGGTCTGTTTGGAACGCCTTAAATGGAAACACAAGCATATCAGCTCCGACTGGTGGTTCAACAGTGGACACAGAAGCAAGACAAGCAATTCAGCAAATTTTAGAAGTATTAAATAAATCAGGAATTACGAAAGGGTAAACAATGGGATTAGGTGGCGTTGTCAGCGGTTTTATGGGAGCTAAAGGCTCAAATAAAGCATCTAAAGATTCTATATTATATCAATGGCTGGCTCAACAAGCATTAAATGAAGGTTATAATGATGTTAAGGCAATGTATAAACCTTATCAGGAAGATACAAAACCTTTTTGGGATAGTTATTTGAATACTATTCAGGGCGATACATCAAGTTTTAGTGCTAGTCCGTGGGGTCAGAGCTATAATCAATATGTAATGGATAACACAATTAATAATTTACAAGGAACTGCGGCCGCAAGAGGAAGCCTCCAAAGTGGTAACACTCTAAAAGAGCTACAAACGAATATTCAGTCTATTTTGAGTAATGACTATTTGAATAGATTAAACAATTATTTGTCTTATACAGGCGACCTTGCAAATCAAAATCTTAATTTAATGGGACAACAAGCCGATTTAAGATGGCAACAAGCTGGAGGAACAGCTAACACCTTAAATAATATTGGACAAATAAAAGCCGCAGGAACGATGTCTAAATATCAACAATTAGGTAATGCTTGGGGCGGATTAACCGACCAATTTGTTTTAACTCCAAGAGATATATATAATGGAGTAGTATCAATATTTGGAGGAAGCGGTAATAATGCATCCTCTGGAGCGACTAAAGCGGCTACAACATTATTTTAGGGGGTAGAAATGGCAGATATTGCAGAAATGATATATAATTACAATCCGCAAGGGGTTTATGAACAAAACCGTTTAAGAAGTCTTATGGCGGATTCTGAGTTAATTAAGCAAGCCACAGAACAGGCTAAACTGAACAGACAGCAGAAAATCTGGGGTTTGCAAGATGCTTTGGCTGGTGGTGACGAATCAGCCCGTGGGCAGTTAGCTATTTACGACCCAGAAGGAACAGCTAAAACCGCTCAGATTAGTCGTGCGGCTTGGCAGGATGCTGGTCGTTTTGCAAGAGCATATAATA